CGTTGTTAACTATTTCACACGATTCGATAGCATCTATAAAATCACTACCTGAAAGTTGTATTCCGCAACTAGGGGAAACATTACCAACTCTAGGTATAGCAGTTAAGTCTTCACTATAAGTAGGTAGTGTATATTGTATAAATGCATTTATTCTATCAAGAAATGGATGTTGAGTAACTATAGGAATAGTGGCTCTTTTACCTTCGGAAGTCAGTGTAACTACATCACCAATATCAATAGTAATAGTATCACTCATCTTGTTCATATATTTCTTGAATAAATCGACATCTAAACAAAAGGCTCCCTCATCTTCAGTTTCTATTGTAATATATCTTACAACAACAGTTGATTCATCTGCATTAATAATGGTTAATTTACCATCATCAATTTCAAAGTAGATGAAACTACCTAAAGACTTTGAAGATAATCCGCTAGTGCCAGACCACTTGCCTTTCAATTCAACATTTTTCAATGCATCAATAAATTCTTTTTTGTTAATTTCAATTTTCATTTTTATCACCTATAAAAAATAACAGGGAACAGAAGGAAGACAGAGAGAGTAACCTCCCCTACCAGTGAGACAACCAGCCTAAACGAATTTTTCTGTTTTTATTTGGTAAACCCTGCTCTTACGAGTCTAAATTTCCCTCTTTTGCATTTCGGGAATTCCGTACCATGTGGCTTCTTGACCATTTGACTCAAAAATAGTCCAAGTTTTTCCAACCATGTTCGGATTAGTTTTACTAGATTTTAGTCTAGCAGTAAATTTAGTATTCTTACCCATTGATTCATTCCTAATAGCAATCATTTGCACTATCTTATCTGGGACATCCTTATGCCAATTAGGTACAAAACCTGTAGGTGTAGGATTCATGTGGTCACTGAAAGTAGGTTTCAAGTGAGTAATGAATATTTTATCACATTGTAGTTTCAACGAACTGTTAAACAATTCACTATGGTCAATGTTTCTTGCTCCATAAGAAGTAGGTGGAATCGGGTCCATCATTTTCTTCCTGTCGCCTTTAACTCTTTCATAGCGTAATTTGTTAGTAACGCAATCATTCCACTTATCCATACCATCTATTACGAATGCTCTGACTTTCTTTCCTTCCGAAATCATCTCTTCGGTTTCTCTGACAAAGTGTATAGCATTCTGCATAGTTAGTGCATAGTTTTCTGTTCCATCACTATTGTAATGATTAGGGCAATAGACATAGATGTTAGGGTCCGAACCCCAACAAGTTTTCCATGTAACTTCTGCACCATCATCAAAATCTAAAAGTCTAACTGCGTAACCCGCTTCTATTTCTTCTTTAGTTCTAATATCTAAAGCAAGGCCAGATTTACCGTTCTTAGGTTTAGCCTCAATAGAAATGATTTGAAACGGAAACTTACGAGCAAGTTGTATTTTTCTTTGCTCTGCTGATTGCTTTTTCCATTCTTGGTATTGCAATTCTTTTTGCATTTCTTTATTTACTGCTGGTTTATTATTCATATTAGTTAACGTCATTATAACACCTCAAAAAAAACTCAAGGGAGAGAGTAGGATAAATATCCTTTACCGTGTGGGACCAAGTTCACTCTTTTCATGGTAACTCCCTGTGAGTAATTTAGAACCAGTCGGTCAAATCCTCCGCTGGTTGTGACACGATTTCAGATGAACCGTGTCGATGTAGAACATTAATACCTAGTACGTTAATACTAACTGGCATTACTTCACCATCTCTAACAGATTGGGAAGTTCGACCTACTATCATTAGGTTACTACCGATACCGAAATCTATTTCCATTTCTTGTGGAATCCAGCATGGTGTAGATGCATTATCATCATCACCATAACTAAAGTCAGCATTCAAATCACTTAGATATACTGTTTGGTTTCCATTGGATGAAAGTCTCATATTAGCAGCATTTCCTTCAACTACAACCATTCTTTCATGGGATGGTTTATCCTTTACATTGTTGTGGAAATTTTCCAATTCCAATAGTGAAGATTTGATGTTACCGAGAACGCTACCAATAACAGTGTTCATGTCAAGTTCTGATTGGAATGTCTTCAAAGATGTAACAGTGCTACCATCTTTTCTACCGTGTAGTAAGTTTGGTATGTTAGAGTTAGGGATACAATCGAATTCGTACCAAGTAAATGTACTTGGATTGAAAGCCCTAGCACTATCATCTTTTAGACGTAGTTGGAAAGTCTTTAGTTGTGAATCTGCACCTACTTGACCTACGAAGAATAGTCTTCTAGTCCATGCTTCTGCTGGCAATGGTCTACCATAATTAGGATTAGGTGTTCCGCTACCAAAGGATTTTCTGTTATCTACAGGAATAATCCAACGGTCATCATCTACTTGCATAGGTTCAGTGTTAGGTAGTTTAGACAAAACCTTTGTGACTATTTCATCATCAACTAGTTTTGTTACTTCGTAGTTACCATCGGCTAATTGTACTGCTACTGCAATATTTCCAGTATTAAGTGCCATTTGTGCATCTCTTTGGAACTCAGCCAATAGGTTGTTTCTTCTGTTTTCTTCCCAGTTTCGGGGTGGTTCTACTGCATAAAAGAAACCAGTAGCCTTCTTAGTGTAAGATACTACTTCATCTCCAGTATTATCTTTCGCTGGTTCTGCTTGCATTCTTGCTCTAGTAGAAGCAAACTTGGCTCTAAATACACTTCTAGCAACAAGTAAACCTTGCTCTGTGTTAGTGTCCAAGTTATGCTCAGCAACCAGACTGTCAAAGGTGGCCTGAGCCTCTTCAACAGGAATACCTGTCTTCTCTGCATATTTCGTTATTTCATTCTTCATTTGTTCTTGTAATTCATTCATTTATATTACCTCCATTTTTTTATCCTTTAGGACTATAATTTGTGTTGAAACCACTCATTCGGATGTAGTCTAGTTAGCATATCTTGGATTTCCATAACTGCCGCATATAGTTTAGCGTAGTCAGGCATTTCCTCTGCCATTACATCTAGTTCTTTGTTCAACTTGTCTATCTTCTTATTCATTTTATCTATATCATTATTCATTTTTTATCACCTCATTTGTGTTATTAACCATGACACCAATACCTTTGGGGTCATCGAATTTCCTCGCCATTCTGCTTCACCAACTGCTCTAAGATATTTGTATTTTGAATTATCATCAAGTGTACTTTTTACAATAACTTCATGTAACCCAAAGCATAAATCTTTCACAGTTTTTCCTAAATAGAGGGCATTATGTAATTTTTCTAAGGCTTTGTTGTGGTCATTACTTACTATTAACTTCAAGATTTTTTCGTAGTTCTCCAGTGTTTTATCTGCTTGTCTTCTTAGTGTTAGACCACTTGCAAGTGCGGCTTGCATTTCCGTTATTGTTCTACGAACATCACCGTTGTAGAAACTTATAAAGTCTTCAAGTTCCAAGTCTGAGGGGTGCATTTTACCCTCTTTCTCTAGGATTTTCTTTAGTAGTGATTTAATTTTTTCATTGTCTAGTGCTTCAAAATAATAGTTAGCACATCTAGATTGCAACGGATAAATGATTTTACTTCTATCATTAGCCGTAATAATGAATCTAACATTGTTAGAATATCTTTCCATTATTCTCTTAAGAGCATTCTGAGCATCAGAGGTCATACCGTCTAATTCATCTAAATGTATAATCTTGAAAGGGCAATCACCTATTGCTTTTTGTTGTGCGATATCTTTGATAGTAGTTCTAACTACTTCCAGTCTTCTATCGTCACTAGCATTAATCTCAAAGTAATTTGCTTCAAAATCATTACCAAGCATTTGTTGTGATAGTACACCTGCGGCAGCAGTTTTACCAATACCAGCAGGGCCATGTAACAATACATTTGGCATATCTCTTAATTCAATCCAGTTCTCAGCATCTAATTTGAATGATTCTTGTCCAATCAAATGATGCAACATCTTCGGTCTATATTTTTCAGTCCATAACATTACAATCTCTCCAATTCTGCTTCTAATTGAGATACTAATTCAGACATTATACTACTTAACCAACCATGAGGTTCGGGAATATTTTCAAAATCTCTTAAATCATCAAGTAAACTATCAATAACCATTTCTGCATTAATCGCTCTATGAATCATTTCTTCTAGTTCTGCTGCCTTTTTTGTTCTCTCTTCCAGTTCTTTACTTTTCATTTCATAACCACCTATCTAATTTATTTGTTCTATCGGGAATAATTGGTGCATTTCTTTTCTTTTTATCTTTGATACCAATTATCCTAGTTTCACTTGTTCTAAGTTTCTTAGAAGCCCAATCTTTGAACTCCTCATCTTGTAATAACTGGGGGACCAAGTGAGAGTCACCCAATTTAAGATTCAGTTTGCGTATAATTTTAGGAACTTGCGAATATGTTCCCCTCTTAGGAAAAGATAACTTAGAAAACACTTTTCCGTCGTGAGCATAAGCCAACATCTCATAGAAGTAATTAGAAGACCATCTTCGCTTCACCTTAGCATCTACGAATATTAACTTGTTAGGATGTAGATTCATAATCAACCAAGACATTATCTGAACATCTGCTGGCTTGTTATGTTTCAATATTCTAACCATTTCATCTCTATCTGAGTTACGCATATATTCAGATACGATTTCCATTATTGTCATATCAGACTGTAACGGAGTTTGACATCTAGGTGCTAATCCCTTAATGGAATTCTGTAGATGTTTAACTGTTCCAGCCCTTTTTATCTTGCAGGAATTTTTAATATCTTTTGGAACATCCTTTTCATTAATAGAAGTAATCACGATATTACTTTTACAATGTCTAATGACATCCATAACAATATCTTTATTCGCTTTATAATGAACATCTTCAATGATAATATCTTGAGTAATACTTCTCCAATCCTTATCTTCTATTTCACTTGCATAATAGATTAGAGCATCTTCGCTTACTAACGATTTTGCCATTGTTGATTTTCCGGTTCCTGTTTTTCCTGTAATTAAAATTGGTTTTACTTTATTTGCTATTCTTATAAGACTCATGTAATAATCCCCTTTATTTCTAACACTCTGTCGAAGCCTTTCTGCAACAGATGGTGTTTGTTAGAAACAATGGTGAGAACCTCTTTAAACGCTTCAAACTTATTACTGGAACTTGGTAAGTCCGGCAATAAATTTAGAAAATTAATGAGATTATCTACCTTTGTTACTCTTAGTAATGGATATGGCCTAGATACGCTTTCGGTTCTTTTTAGATATGTATCTATACCATATTGGTCGAGCGTTTCTTCTAACATCTCTAAGAATTCTATGTTAGATGCTCTAAAATGTATCCTCAGTTTAATCCTATAACCGATAGACTGTCTGCTATCTCTTTCTAGGTTAATTTCCGGATTAGCCAAAGATAATATTATTCCTTCAAGTTGTTCTTGTGTAAACATAATTTTTCACCCCTTTGCTTTCGTATTTAAGTTTTAAAAATGTCATGACTTCACTCAATAACTTTTCAATAATTTCAGGTTTTTTCAATTTATCTGGAAAAATCCACTGTAAGCACATGCCTCTATCGATACCAAACATCTTAGCCTTCTGCCAAGGTATTTTTTCTGCTAGAACGGCCCACTCTTCGATATCTGATTCATCTACAAGTATTGTACTCATCATGTCTACTTCATGTTCTTTTACTTCACCATAGACAACAAAGGTAACAGTCGTGATACTTCCATACTTAGAAGACCATTTCATCTTGATTTCGTCATCCATCTCCAAGTCCATGAAATAAGGGTGTATTAATATACCCCATATAGTTTACTATTCATGCGATTCGTTTGTATGCGTGACGTTTATTAGGTTCCTCAGAAATCCTCTCAAAACAGTCACTACGTTTTAGAAAACCGGAAATGGCTGCTTGATGAGGAATGTTACGGGTTCTTCCATGTTCTTTTGAAAGGTCACATAGTCTTTCGATTATAACCCTTGAATTAATAGTCTCATCTATTTCAACAATATCCATTATCCATTTATGCCAGTGCTTTTTCTTCATATCATCATCTCCAGCAAATCGTCTAATGTGTTGATTTCAGATACAGGTTTATCATCTCTTATTCTAATTAATCTAGGAAACCTAAGTCCATAATTACCGTCGGCATCCTGAGTAACTAAGTCACAAGTAACTTCTAGCACTACTCTAGGACTAAAAGAATAAGTAGATTTATCTAACGATGTTATGTTTCTCTTTAGAATTTGAGTTACTAGCATCAGTTCCATTTCACTGAATCCAGTTCCTATACTACCAACTTGGGTAAATCCGTTACCATCTTTAACAGATATATCGAATGAACCAAATACAGTAGCACGTTTACCTTCTCCGTATCTACCACTAGTAACTACAACATCTATGTCGAAACGTGGTGGTTTATATTTAGCCCAACCGTTTGAGCGTTTACCACTATCATATTTACCATTCAAATCCTTTACCATAATACCTTCGTACTTATCATTTATTGCTAAGTTGTAAAAGATATCATTATCGTTAGTAGTATCTCTAATTGCCTGATTAGGAAATTTAGTAATATATTCTAATCTATCTCTTAACGGTAAGTCCATTAGATTTTCAACATCATACATCATGCAATCAAAAACTGCGAGTTTTACCGGACATTTTTCAATAGCATCTTGAATATTCTTAGAATGAATACGAGTTCCGAACTTCTTGAAAGGTTCTGGGTTACCTTCACCATCTACAGGATATATCTCTGTATCAATAATGAATTCTACTTTTTCATTCCAAGAGTTTACTGTCTCAACGACATCAGGAAATTTATTTGTAACTACTTTTCCTTTACGATTGAAAATGATAACATCTCTTCCTTTGTGTACTTGATACCTAGCCCCATCGTATTTGTATTCCATCAAGTATTCTTTAGGCCACTTTTCTTTTGGCGTTGGTTTAGCCAACATAGGAGCAATGTATCTTCCAATAGTTAACCTATTAGATGGTACTTCTCCTCTTTCTAAGGTGAGTGCGATTGAAGGTAAGTCGTGTAACTGAGCATATTTCTTAATCTCAGTCTCAGGCTTATCATATATTTTTGATATGAGTTTTCTAACTGTCCCTATGTTCACTCCATTTCTAGGAGTCCTTAACATATATCTGACGAACCACTTTCTTTCTAATGAAGACATAGTTCTGTAAGTAATTGAAAATCGTCTATATGATTCACCATCACTTTTAGAACAGTCCATCTCCAGTAAAGAGAATACTTGACTTAACGTATATTCTGAATCATGACCATCATCATCAAAGAAATATATGGCTTCACCAATATCTCCATGAGTATATATTTCCATCTCAAGTTCATCTTCAAAAATATTCATTACGTTAGTTAGCCATTTAGTGGCCTTCTTTGTCTTTAGATTATTTGGTTCTAAATCCAAACATAATATTTTCAAAAATATTTCTTTGTTATCTATACCTTCCCAGTCCGCCTTCAATTTACTTATTTTAGTCGTTGGGACTTTCAGTTCTATCAACTGATTTATTCTGCAAAATTCTATCCATTTCATTATTATCATCTCTTATACAATGTAGGCAATTATTTGTGCCTTCAAATTGAGGTAAGTGTGAGTTTGGTTTTTTACACTTCATAACTATACCTCTTATGCAAGAAACCATGCGCTTAAAGTTATCAATATCAGTAAGGTGTAAAATACTGTCATTACTGCTTTTTTAACTAAGTCGCCATCATCCATTCCGTAATTCATTTTAATCACTCTAAAGGGTGTTCCACATGCCTATCACCTAAAACCCAACGTAGTGATTTCACTACACCTTCTAGGGCTTTGTAGTTCCGCATATGTTTTATTCTCTGTTTCTTTGTAATCTTCTTCTGCATTTCTGTAAAATGCAGGTTTTGTTTTCTTTCTGCTTTATCTAGCATATTCTCTATATCTTCCCAACTTCTAGTATAGGAAAACTCATTCATCATTGTCACCTGATGAGAATATCTTCATAGTTAGTGCATTGGCTAGACCAATAGCGTGATGTGTTTGTTCATCTCCAGCCCTATATGCTAATGACATTAACATAGCGTTGAAGGCTTGCATCATAGGAACACTTAGTTCCCATACTTGTTTAGCCTCTATTTCGTATAGGTATTCTGAACTACCATTAGCCATGTGCATAAGATGGTATAACATGAAAACATGTTTATCAGTATCACTGGAAAGTCCTTCTTTCTGACTGGTAAATTCCTTTACCATACTTTCATTAAGATTCTTTTCCATCCACTGTTTATGTTCTATACACCATTCTTCAAAATCATATTCTTTAAAAAACATCCAATTCATAATTACCACTCCTCGTCACTTACTATTTGTTCTTGGGCGATTTCAATTCCTTTGACGTGCTTAGTTACTTTAGTTAGTATTGCCTTTAGTGTTTGAATTTCATCCACGTTAAGACGAACACCTTTCTTAGTTGGATTACCATTACTATGTAACCTAATATCAACAACATCGATATTCCAGTAAACACCTCTTTTGATAATCCACTCGTCATCCTTATTTCTAGGTATCCTACCAATAATTGTAAAATCGCCCTTAGACATTTAAGCACCTTCAAAATCAAATTCGTCGTCTAGAGATACCGAATCGGATGACCACATTATAATTTCTGTAGGTTCTTTACTTCCACCATCGATAAGTACAGGGCTAAATGTTACTTCAACAGAAGCAACGTAATAGTTTGCGGTATCTACTGAATGCATGAATTTAGCCACCTCACAAGCAACTATACTATTGTGAATAGCATCGTCGTATTCTACAGCCACTTCACCGTTCTTCTTTACGAAATACTTTACATCTTTATGGTCAATATCCATCACCTTTGCTAAACCAAAATTATTCAATACATATTTCATATCTTTAATGTTAGAGGGTTCTCTCCACATTTCCGGCATTCTTCTCTCCATTGTTTTAATAGAGTTAGAAAGTGCTTGACCAACAATCATTTGGCCTCTTAATCCTAATAGGAATTTAGCACATTCTTCGTACTTTGTCATCTCTTCTTCATTCTTTCTAATATTAACTTCTAATTTTTCTTCTTCCATTTAATTCACCTTTATAATAAATCTTTCTTCTCTTTTTGTTTCTACGTTTTTTCTCTTCACTGTTTTCCATCCACATTCGTTATACATCTTTTCAGTTAACATAGTGCAACATCTTTTTACTACATTATCCCAAGATTTACCTACATGCATTTTATGATTTGATAACTTGTAATATTCTTTATACACTAAGATTGTAAAATCATATTTTTTAATAATAGGTACATTCAAGTCTTTCATTACTGTATCGAAAGCATTTCTAAAACAATCATACTTCATGCTTTTTGCGTTTCCTCTTGCCAATACATCACTTCACTTTATCTGCAATATCTTTTATTTCATCTAGTTGTTTAAGTAGTTCGTTCGTAATACGGTCATTATTTAACTCATTCCTAATGATAGTAGTTAAGATACTAATTACTGCTCTATGATATGGGTTATCCATATCCTCTATGATATCTCCAGCCTCTAATACTTCCATTAATTCTAACATTATCTCTATAAAATAGTTCATTATTTCCACACTCCAAATTTACTTGCTCCTTCTTTTTTTAATATGCTCCAGTTTTGGTAACTCAGTCCTTGTAGTGCTATTCCAGTTAAAACACCAATTAGGTATTCGTTCTCTAATCCAAAATAGAATAAAGGAAGTAATAAACAAGTTGACCAAATCCAATGATGTATGTGTAAGTTCTTAGTTTTAATTGAAGGTAAAATAGGGGTAAAGAATTTCGCTAATGCATATCCAAAAATTATAGATAGTGAATAAGCAAGTAATATCATTCCATCTCATCTCCAACTAATACTTCTGATGTTAGTACTAAACCTGCTACTGAGGCTGCGCTATTCAATGAGGATATAGTAACCTTAACTGGGTCAATAATTCCTTCTTTTATCATATCGCACTTCTTACCTGTTTTAGCATTAATACTCTCAAACTTTTTATTTGTAAGACCAGCATTTCGTAAAATCTGCTCATAGGGTTTTGACAAACAGGAAATGAAGGGATTTTTCATTTTTAGTTTCTTCATGATTTTCACTAGGGCAGTTCCTCCACCAGCAATAACGCCCATTTCCATAGCCGCCCTTGTTGCGTTTAGAGCATCGTCTATCCTTTCCATCTTATCACGCATTTCGACCTCAGAAGCGGCCCCTACGTGCAAAACTGCTACTCCTCCGAGTATCTTAGCAACTCTAGTTTTCATCTTATCTAGTTGGAAGTCATTCTTAGCCATACCATAGTGACTAGTAATCATTTCAGCCCTAGATTGCATGTCCTCTTCTTTTCCTCCACCACCAACGATAATTGTTTTGTCTTCTTTGATAGTAATCTTATCAGCAGTACCTAAGTCTTCTAATGTAACATCTTCTAACTTATCATTAGCATTGTAATCAATAAATTTACCACCAGTAATGATAGCAATATCTTCTAGTAGTGCATCTGAGATATGTCCGTAATCTGGACTTTCAATAGGACAACATTGCACTATACCGCCCATTACGTTAACTATTAGATTACTCATAGCATGTTGCTCTAGTAATCGAGAAATCAATACAAGGGGTCTTTTTGTTTCTGCTACTTTCTCTAGTATAGGAACCATTTCTTGGAAACGTACAATATGCATATTGGATACCAAGATGTAAGGGTTCTCCATTACAGTTTGATTCTTTACCTTATCAGTAACAAAATGATGATGTCTATAACCTCTGTCAATCTCTAATCCTTTGACTACATCAACATGAGTATTCAAATCCTTAGACTCACTAACAGTAATAACGCCATTCTTTCCAACATTGTTGATGGCTTCTGCGATTAGTCCACCGATAAAGGAGTCATTATTAGCAGCAATAGTCGCTACACTTTTTACTTCTTCTTCGGTTTCTACTGCTTTCGCTTCATCCATCAATTCTTGCGATACCAATTCTGTAAGGTTCTTAAGTGACTCAGATATTGTTACTGGATTTGCTCCCTCAGTGATTTGTTTCATACCCTCGTTACAGAAAGCCTGTGCTAATACACAAGCCGTGGTTGTTCCATCACCAGCAATACTCTGCGCTTGGGTTGCTACTTCTATCAATAGTTTAGCACCCATATCTACAAACTCATCTTCATGGTGTATAGCCTTAGCGACGGTAACACCATCATTAACAATAATAGGTTTACCAAACTCTTTCAGAACCACTGTTCTAGCCATTGGTCCTAGTGTTGGTTTAACTGCATCTGCCGCCAAATCAATACCTTTTAACATCTTATCTCTTGCTTCATCACCAACTACTATCATTCTGATTCCTCCATTAACCAATCTTTACCACATACAAGACAACCTTCGACTAAAGGCGCACCTTCAAACTTCTCAAAACTAGTTAGGTTATCTTCTACGGAGCAACAATCTACTTTACAACAAATAACATTCATGTGAACTGCAAAGAAATCTCCTAACTTGATAATCTTGTTAGGTTGATAATATACTTCATCACCAGCAACAATTCCTTTAACATCTTCACCTACTGAAATTACTTTTCCTTTGTGTGTTTCAGTCATGGTAAATTTACCGACCTTTGTTTTACTATCTTCTAATACTATAAATTCTCCAATTGCTTTTAGTTTCATTCTTCTTCACCTCTTAATCCTTCATATTCTTTTTCTGTTGTTTTGTATTGGTAGTGAGTTGTCTTTTTTCCATTTACATTGAACCATATTTCATGTTGACCATCACCAATAACAATGGCGGTATATAGTAACGGTTTCCAAGCATTTAATGTCATTCTATCTGTAGATGAGAAATATGCTTGTCCGAAAGGATGTGTATGAATCCAACATTTTAGTGGAACTTTCATGGTGTCTTTTTCAATATCTTCACTATCGAAAGATACGAAAGAACCACTACCAACTCCAATGAATAACGTATTTTCATTATCAATTACTACTTGGACTTCTCTTTCTTCATCAAAAGAGGTTTTACTTATTTGCCAAATAGTTTCTAATAAGTTATTTCTGATAGGGCTGAATAAACCTTTCAGTCCCTCACCATCATCAAAGGCATCAACAATATTTTGTTTCCATGCACCATTCAAAATCATATATTCACGACCTTGTAATCAGCAACATCGTCGTTGTTGATGAACCATCTTTGCATCCATTCAGCACCCATTCCAGCAATAGCAACATGGGTAAAATGTAATCCTTCATTCTTACCATCCCATTCACTACCTTGACAAGAGAAACTACCATCGGGTCCGGCCAAAACGACATCATACATACTCTTTGGTGTCTTATAACTGATGTAAGCACCGTTTCTACCCTGTGACCTCAAATCTAACCACTGTTCTGAACACCTATAAAGTAATCTTCTAACATCAAGATTGTCTGCACAACAAATAACTAAATCATATCCTTTGATTTGATTTTCAGTTAGTACTAAGTAAGGTTGTGAATTTACAACAGATGAATATCTATTGTTCATACATTCTGCTTTGTTATTATCTACTTCATTAGCATCATAATTCTGATAGGTTAGATTTTTCTTTTCTACAATATCAGGGTCATAAACTGTAATTTTATACAGATTCGTTTTATCTAAAAGTGGAATAAGGTAACTACCAATTCCACCTGCTCCAATTATCATTACTTTTCTTTTCATTTTATCTCCTCCCTGCAAATGGTAAATCACATTCTTTGATTTCCCAAACTAATCCATCGGCCATCATGGTTTCTAGTTCTATTTGTGAAAAGGTTCCCCATTCATCACAAGCACCTTGAACGAAACCAAACCATAGTGGTGCGCCTCCGTAATTTTTTCTTTCCATAGTAGTAGCGAACCAATACCATCCGCTAAAGGACTCCCAACCTTTGATTACTTTTTTATTTCCAATATACAATTCTCCGTCTTTACTCTCTAATTTATTCATTTTAATTCACCATAACCATTTATTCCAAAGTCTATGTGTTCTTCTGTTAGATATTTTATTCGGCTATCTATCATGTTACCGATTACATTCTTTACGTTTTTAGTAGCAGTACTGATTCTCTTTTGTAAGGCTCTATCCGTTACATCTTCATGGTCCGGATTTACTAAGTGACCTTCTATAGAACAGATACCTCCGAGACTTTTATACAAATCTGTAAGTCCACCAAAGTTTCCTTTAGTGTTAAACATAATGTATTTCAAAATCTCATACTCTACTTCTTTGATACTTTTGGGTCTTCCCATTATCTCACTCCCGCAACAATCTCATCAACAGATAATCCGAAAGTAGATTCTAGTCCTAGTTTCTTTAGTGTATCTTTGTAATGCAATCTAAGGGTTGTAACAGTAGTTCCAAAAACCTTCGCTACTTTACCCTGTGAAAGCGTTTTTGTTACCATAGTGGTTTCCACCAGATAAACTAAAGAAGCCAAGTAAGCAGTAGTAGGTTGCTTAAATTCGACATTTTCTAGATAGAGATAGAGTTTGTTTACTAACTCCATAAAATATCCATCTAAACCTAGAGTTCTACATTTCTTCTCAATCAAAGATGGTATGTTATACATAGAGAAGATATGTGGTATCTTTAGTTCTCTAGCAAATACTCTTGAAAGTTTACTTACTCTTTTAGTTGGTATCTCTAATATTTTACTTATTTCTTGAAGTGTTACTGATAGACAATAGGTTCGCAATACGATATATGCTAATGCTGCTGCCCTTTATTCAAACTTCATGTGACAAGTAAATACGTGATTCTCTCTAAGTTTCTTATAGTAATCTTCCATTAACTCTTTCATCTCAGATGTAAAGTTAAGTTCTGCTGCAACAATAGAACAATAGAAGTTACCTTCTTTTACTGCTCTATCTCCAGTCTGATGCCAAACTGCTAATCTTCTCAATTTATAACCACCACCTTTACTAACAAAACTACCTAATGTTCTATCTGCCATTCTCTTATCTTTCTTCTTTGTTTCATTGTTCGTCTGTGAGTAAAATTCTGGCTGGTCTAAAACTTGACCATAGACTTCCCCACATTCCGGACAATAATATTCGTTTTCATCATTTACAATGTTTACACTACACTCTCTACATTTCATTTCCAATACCTCCGTGAAGGATGTTTCATTGCTGAAACAATTTTATTCTTTGAGTTGTCTGGCCTACAACGTGTTCCTTATTTAAGTAACTCTTGATAGTAGACACTCTCTTGAGTAATAATTCATCATTTAATAATCCTAATGCTCTTGTAACAAATTGGTCGCCAGTAGGTGATTTATTATCTAAGTTATCAATACAAATCGGACCACGCCATATTCCTTTCTCGTTATCTTCTTCATGAATCCAAACGAAAGTAGAAACATTTTGTTGTCCTTGAGACTTAAGACCTCTATCTGTTAGTTTCCAATCTGCAAGTTTACCATGAACATACATGATAGTAGGTTTATCAGAAACATCTAGTAACTTATCGGGTGAACCCCAATTAATCTTGATTCTATCTGAATACCTTTGACTAATATGTATCATCAAATCTCTTGCTCTGTTTCTAGCAACCTTTTCAGTTCTGTTCTGATTAAGGAAAGCCATCATCAATTGTTCTTCTGATTCTGTTGGTGGTCTTTTCATTACCTTTTCCCAAAATTGATTTGGATTCAAATCAGCCCAACTATTGTTCTTCTTGTTTTTGTAATAAGCATTCATGAAAGTATTCATTTGTTTGATAGTTAGTTCTCCCCAAATACCATCTGATATTTCCATTGCAACTTTATCGTCACCAATAACATTTACTTTTAGTCTACAAGATATCTTTTTTCTACCATAGTAGGAGTTATCCTCGATAAAGAAATGATAAGGTGCATTGTTTTCTAATGCATAAGATACTAACTCTGGTAATTTGATATGTCTAACAAGAAAAGCATCTAACTCCATAGCATCATCAACGAAACAAGATTTGTAGATAGTTCTAGCAATAGCAGCAACAAGTACATCCTTGTTACCCATTACACCATTAACGTAATATCTTGTCTTTACTTTATTGAATAAGATAGGATAACCTTCTTCACCAATATTAATGAGGTGAGAGAAGTCTTTCTTTGTTGGTGCGTAGTAACCCCTGTTTCTTCGATAAGAACGGTTATACTGAGCCTTTCTAGTTATTTTTAATTCTTGTAGTAAGTATTGCTTGATACATTCAATAACTGGATTAATCGAAGTTCGATATCCTCTTGGGCTTATCGTATAAGTATAGTAATGACTTTCTTCACCAAATCTAACTATAGTTGAATCGTATTCACCACTATCGTCTGCTCTATTAATAATCAATTCTGGCACTTAAATCACCTCAGTTTACTTTTGTATTGAGATACACATTTTTCATGTACCTCTTCCCGAATTTCGTCGGGATGCGTTAATTGTTTACCACAAATTCTACAACTTGTTGCTATGTTCTTGCCTCGTCTATCTTTCGTGTATTTCGGGTCCATCTTTCTCTCTCCAATTTATTCTTGTAATCTGTTATTTCTTCGTAGTTACTTAATGGGACTAACAGTTCTCCCTTAGTATAATAATTTGATATGGGTTTTATTTGCATATCATGTGAATCTAATATGAATTGGTATCTTTCTCTTTTTGAGAAAACACTTGCGTATTTCTTGATAATACCATTTAGGTCTAATTTCCACTTCACTAGTTTATGCGCTCCAAAAGTGCTTGTTGATTTTTGAAATCCACATCTCATAAAACATGGTGATGTTGTTAATAAACCACTCAGTTTTCTCTCATGAATTGTAGATGTTTTTGATAAGAGTGCATCTCTTATTGCTAATGTATTAGCCGTTTCTACCTCCATTAAATGTTCTATGATGTATGCGATATGTCTAGCGTTTTTTCCGTTAATATGTATTAAAAAATTCATTGTAATCATCTCTCTCTTTGATGATAATAATCACCGGAAGAGGTGATTTATTTTAGTAAATAATCTCTATAAAAAGATTAGGGAACAAGAGGAGGAAATAACCGTTAACCCCCTTCGCCGGTAAATTGGAAGTGATTTTCTTGTTTTTACTTGGTAAACCCTTATTGCCACAGGAAACGTGTGCAAATATGATTAGCCGCCGACGATAGCCGGAACAAGGTCAACATCGTCAACATTATCCCAATCTACGTTTGCGATATCACTTCGACTTACCATTTCACCATCGACGAAAACCCAGTGAGTAGCATGTTCGTTAATATGCTCAATCACCTCGCTTGCGCTGATAGTCAGTTCGGTATGTCCAGTTTCATTCAAAATTCGTAGTTTCATTCTATTTCCTCCTTATTTTCTTTAGTGTTTTGCGACCTAATAAAGTCATTCTTTTCTTGTAGCCTACCACTCAATATGTTCACGGTTTTTTCATAATGTTGAGCCAATGATTCCAATTCCTTAACTTTAGTTTGTAATCGAAATGCGTAGGACTTTAAAGTATTTAATTGTGTTTCAAGTTCACGGTTATTTGCTAACATTTCTGCTAGTACAACCTTAACTTCTTCCAGTTCTTTTTGAACTGTATCTAGTGATTCAGCCATTTCTTGTTTATTCATGTTCACCACTCTTCAAATTCTCTATTAGTTTAGATGCTTGGGCCTTAGTAATAGTACCTTCTACTTCTCCACCAAGACTTCTAATATAATTAATTTGTTTCTCTGTAGCAGGTTCATTTGCTCTAAGAACAATCTTAACTAGTCGTTGCTTTTGCTTTTCTGAAATAAATCGTACTGATTTGATTCTAGTAATCATATCACTAATGAATTGTTTTTCCCAATCATTTATTGCTACACTTCCATCGAAAGTAGGAATACCGAGTTCTTGGCAGTAATCAACCCAGTGTTGTTCTAATCTAACTCTTTCTTCCTCTTCTCGGATTAAGCGTAATCTGTTTCTTTCTAGTTGTTCGGCTCTCGCTTGTTCTTGTCGTCGTTGTTGTTCTTGTCGTCGTTGTTCTTTTCTTAGTTCGACTACTTCTATTCTTTCGGCTCTTTCTTGTCTATCCTCATCAGATACTTGTTGAAACCTATCTTTACTAATGAAGAAAAACTGTAAGTCTAGATGGAGTCTATCGTTAGGATAACCTCTAGTATGTATTTGCGCTTTAGGATTATCTGGGTGGTTCCATCTCCAAACAATAGAAGCCATTCCATATCCAGCCAGTCCAAAACTACCTTCTGCTTTCTTACGAATCAGTTTTTTAGTTTCGTATCTTTCGGTTTCTGAATCGTAGTAATCGGGACCGACTCTCGTATTAATTTCCAAATCTAATTCCTTCACAGCATCAAACATTTCAGTAAATTCTTCGCCGTGAGTTTCCCACCACCAGTTAGATTTCATAGTTTTTACAGTTTCCTTAATCCATTCTTTGATTCTTTCTTCTGTTACCATATCTTCTGGAATGTTTTCATCTTCTATGAGTTTACGTCTAACCATCCAAAAGCCAATATGTTCACTACCAACTATTTCCTTACGATTGTTTTCAGTATTCACTATTTCAAAGTGCCAAGCAATCTTGTGATTACAAACACAATGATGTGGATGACCATGATGTTCATCCGGTAATGTTTCTGTAGCATCCATATGCATTGGAATATACCAAGCCTTACCTGTTGCTTTCCATTCCTTTCTTGCTTCTAGCCAATTATCAGCGACAGATAAACCAGTTAGGTTTTCCTTTAGTGCTACGTTGTAAGCACCACTTGGGTCATCCCATCTACGTTGTACTGCGTCTTGTACGACATCAGCCATATCTACAAAATCATGTCCTTCTACTGTATATTCTCTTGCAACCATTTTTCATAACCTCCTTCA